ACACTTAAAGGTGAAGGCTCATTATCATAGTGTAATGTAGCCCATCCTGTTATTGCCGATTTTCCAACCACTCCTGCTTTGTATCTTACAGTTTCATATAAAACTTGCATTGTATTTTGCATAATACCAGTTCCATCTGCTTGGTCTAAATTGTCATGATTAAATGAACCAATAACAGGATTAATCAATCTAAATGATGTAAATCTTTGTTTGTGTAATACAAAAATTTCAATATTTTTTATAAATGGAAGTTTACTTTGTTTAGGAGTATCTAAACCCCACTTTGTAGTTTTTCTATTTGTTGTATAATAATCATCTTTAGCATATTTTTCTGCAAGTTCTTCATTAAGATGTACTGAATCTGCAACATTATATTCATAATATTTTTTCCAAAAAGCATTTACAGTATCAGCATGATCATCATGAAATGTAATGTTTATAGGATCATATGCGATACGTGTTGCTGTATACATTTTTTTATTATATTGAGTTTTTTCCTCTATGTTCATATTGTAACGAGGAAGTTCACAGCTTTTTACTAGCATATTCAATTCTATTAATTCATTAGGAGTAAATTTTCTTTGAGTTACAACGTCATTAAGTGTTAATACTACATGAAAGAGAAATTTTTGTTTTGGTGCAAGTTTAAAATGATCGTCAATATATAATCGTGAAGCATGACGGAAATCCTTCATTCCTGGAAGGCCGTCTTGAAATCCTTTAAGAAAACTATTAATACTTGGCATACCCTTGTATTTATAGCCATAAAAAAAGCGCCGTTAAAGGCGCTTCTTTCATTATAATTGCAAGTTAAATTTTATTGTCCACCACCTGTTGCTAGTGTACCGATTGTTCTTGATACTGCTGTACCAATTCCTGTACCTTGTGGTGTTTGTATACAGTTGTCGTATCTTATAGACATTGTAATTGTTGCTGGATCAGAAGTTGCATATGCTAGTGTATTATAGTTTACGTTTTCAACATACGCACCATATAATTCAAATGTTTCTAATACGTTTGGTGTAGATGATCCACCTCCACCGTCAAGCATTTCAATTCTAGTTGTAAATTTGTAATCAATACCAGATGCCGCACTTGATTGTTCAAAGAAATCAAATTGTTTTTGAATTTGTTCGCCAACAAGTTTAGTAACTGAATTATTAACGTCATCTCTTATTGTAATTGTAATTGGATCCCAAACGTGTTTACCTGCCATATAAACTCTTGAGTTGTAAACATCTAATGTTACGTTATCAAAAGTTAAGTTTGGTCTTGTAACATCCATTACTTGTTTTGTAATTTCTGATCTTGGTGTTGATACTCCAAAATTTTCTAGGATACATCTAAAACGATATTGTAGTTTTGGCATCAATAAGCCTTGTGATGCTGAACTTTGATCGTTTGCTAAAGGTACTGTAAATTTTGAAAGTGTTGATATTGCCATAATTTTTATCTCCTAATATTTATCCAAAAATTAGTTCCCTAATTTTGCTATTTCTCCTGTGTTTTTGATTCTTAAAGGTATGTAAATAAATTCAACTGATTTAACTGGTTCAATTGCTATATCAACATACAATTCGTTTCTGTCTATTCTTGTTGCTGTGTTATTTGTTTCATCACAAACTACTAAGAAGTCATATAATGCTCTTTGTCCAACTAGTTCTAAACAGAATGATTCGATTGCACCTTTAATTTCGTTTCTAGTTAATTCATCATTTGGTTCAAAAATAAATGGTTTAGCAATTGCGTCTAATTGACTTCTTAGATACACTGCTAATCTAGAAACATTGATTCTATCTAATGCCGAACTTGCTGATGTTTTTGTTAAGTTACCAAAGTTAACAATTCCTGCTCCTGAGAAGAAAGTAATTGGATTAACTTTGACTGTATGCATCGAATCTCTTATTGACTCTGTAACAGATATTGTTTTAAATTCACCTGAACTTGTGTCAATATATCCAACTGCTGTTGCATTGTCTACTACACCACGTCTTGTACCTGCTGGTGCAAACCATGGATATGAAAGATTATCGTTGTTCGCTAATGTTCTAATCATCATATGTGATGATGGGACAACAATTTTGTTACCTGAATTGTCTGTACTATATCCTGATGGATAAAATACACCCAAGTAATCACTTGCACTTATTAATCCGTCTTCACCGTTATCAGTAGCTCCTGCAGTATTATTTGCCCAATCTTGAATTGCTGTTGCTGTACCTTCTAATCTCATTGGAGAATCACCAATTACAAATGCTGTATAGTTTCGATCAATGTTTAAGTTGATCATATTTTGTATCGCTTCTGGATAACCAGGACAAGCAATTACGTTAAATCCTCTTTGATCTTCTCTTATTGCTTGGTTAGTATCTATTTCAGATTTTAATTGTTTTATAACAACTTGTCTTTGTGCTTTTCTTCCAAAACATCCAGAGCCATCAGGTTTGTTAGTTGATTTTGTAATCCATCTATCAGGAAAGTAACCTGCAACTGATTCGTTGTTGTATCTAATGTTACCTAATCCATTTGATCCTGAACTTGGATATTTTGTAGTTGTTATATAGCTGTTTTTGTATTCCTTAACATTGTAACCAGAACGTCTTGTATTCCATAACATTATACCTTGTGGATATAAAGCTGGATTTGGAGCATCTGGATCTAAGAAATTATCACTTAATAAATTTTTAATTGAAGATGCTGTTCCCGCCTGTGTACTATTATTTGCATTTTTTTCTGTACTTGTTTGCCATCTAGCATCTGCAAAAACAATACCATCTTCTGTTGTTTGATCTGCTTTGTCTACTAGTACCCACGCCGCACCAGTTGTTGTAACTGCTACATTATTAGATGTATTAGTTGAACTTAATGTTGCTGAAGTGTTATATTTGTAAAGTTTTGGATAATTTTCTAAATCGCTTGTATCAATCCATAAGTCATTATCAACAAGACCAGTACCATCTGATTGTGTAGTTGGTGCTGTTGCTGAAAATTGAGGACCATTTGGATCAGTTAATGTATATACAGTTGCATATCCTTTCCAAGTCGTTCCGTTATGTGTCATGATATCTGCTGAATCAATGTTTGTGTCATACCATAATGTACCATCTGTTGGTTCATTACTTGGTGAATTTATAGATGCTGTGTAAGATAATCTCTTCCAATTAGAAGCCATTACTTCATTACCTACAGTTGAATCTTCTGAATCACCCGTTGGTGTAACATATAAGTTATCAATTAAAGTTGTACTGTTTGCAGTATAAGTTCCGTATGCGTGTGCTGAACCTGTACCAAAACCAACATCATCTAATGGAGTACCTGATGTGTTATTCATTCTAAAATCACCACCTAATGCGTGTGTAATTTTAATTGCACCCGTGTATTCACCTTCTGTAATTTTTGTTGCTGTTAAGTTTGTAAAACCAGCCGCCGCAAATGCTGTTATAAAGTCATCTGCATCACCTAGTGTTGAACCATCTCCAGAAACCATAGTAACTGTTTTAGCAGTATCTAATGCTTCTTGGTTTTTTAATGATTCTCTAACTGTAAATGTTTCACCTGCTGTGGTACTTGGATTAGTATTTCTAGATTGAATACTAGTTGTTCCACCTTCATATCTAAATAATTGTGAATCACCTACATTTGGTGTATTATCTGCTTGTCCATCTACACTTTGTTCAGTTATGTTGTACTGTGTATAAAGTGATCCAACTGCAATAGTTGTTCCACCGTTTGTTGGATCTATATTGTAAATTGCTGAATGATTGTTTGCGTATAATGGTGCACTTACACTTGCAAAAGCCCCACTTGATGTGCTGTAAAGTTTAGCAATCATGTTTGCTCCACTATTTGCTGATGTTGTTTTAGCCCAAACAGAACCATTAGGTCTGTTTTGATCTGCGGTTTTCCAAGTTGGTCTGCTAGTGTGTGCTGATTGTTGGAATCTTGGACCTTTGTATGTTGCCGCTGTAATTCCTAAAGCCGCTAATACTCCATTTCCTTCTTCAAATCTAATTGTATTGAAACCTGCAGTTGAATCACCAAATGCTCCACCATTGTGGAATATTTCTAAGTTACCTGTTGTGCCGTTTACACTTGCAGTAACTCCACCTGCATTAGCAGTGTTGATAGCTGTTGCAACATCGGATAATGCTGTTCCACCAGGTGTTACAGTAATACCGTTAATTGACATTGTTTGTCCACCTGTAACAGTTGTTCCTGATGCAACTGAAACTACTGGATGTGAATTATGCCATGCATTTGATCCTAGATGAACCCAAGTATTTGAGGCATTTTTATAATAAATTTTGTTTGAAACGTGTGTTGTGTTTATAGCATAATCACCTTGTGAACCTACTGAAGTTTTAGGTGCACCTGTGCTAGAGTTTTCAACTAGGTCAGATACTGATGTAATTAAAATTGGTGTTTTTGCTGTAAATTTTTGATTTGTTTGTGACCATTCAAATAGTCCAAAACTAGAAGTTGCAAGGTCAAACCAATATGTTCCATCTGATGGGTTTGCAGTTGGTGATGTTGCACTTCCGATTAAATCTGTTAAGTTTACATTTGCTCGTAATACGTATGCTCTGTTGGCAAGTCCTAAGAAAGAATATGCCGCTTGTAGTCCCCATTCATTTAATTCATATCCATGTAATGGATTAGATGAAGAGTCTGTATAAAATTTTGGATCGCCAAAGGTTTCTGTTAATTCTCTTTGAGATGAAATTAGATAAGCAGTGTTGGCATTGGCAGTTGTTGTTCCATCCGCCGTGCCTGATCCTGATCCTGGTGCTTTATCTTGTCCTGATGCTACTATAAAAAGTGGTGTTGTACCCGCATCTGATGGTACATAGAAACTTTCATTTATTACTGAAACTTCTACTCCTGGTGATGTTAATGCCATATTATCAATTCTCCTTGCAAGTCGTGTATTACTAGAACTATTTATTACATCTTACGTAAAATATGACTTTATTTTACTAATTTTGGTACCTATATAGGTTACGTAAATACAATTGTATATTATATATAGGTACCAAATGTTAAGATCTATTAAACCATTTATAGGCACCAGGCCGTTATGTAAACAGTGTAAAGTAAAAGTTAGAGCTATGGGTTATAGACGAGGAAAAAAAGTTTATTGGCGTAGTTTATGTGATACTTGTATTCGAAAAAAGAAAAAGCTTCGTATAGGTGGTGTAACGCCATTACAACGTTCAGGTTATAGAAAGAGAAGTAACTGTGAATTATGTGGATTTAAAGCACAAGAACCTTTACAACTAGATGTGTTTTTTGTAGATGGTAATAAAAATAACTGTGCTTTTCACAATTTAAAAACGGTATGTGCTAACTGTCAACGATTAGCTAGTGTTAGGAAGTTACGTTGGAAGATGGGTGACCTTGTAGCTGATCAATAAAATGATCTATATGAGCATTTAATCCTTCTAAACTACTTGTATTATCAATAATATAATCAAAATCAGACCCAATCCAATCCCATTCAGATTGGTGTGCGCCTTGTTTTTGCATTTCTTCTCTAGTAGGTATTTCTTCTCTTTTTACAAGAACAATTACACCACCATGTGCTTTAATAGTTTTAATTTCGTTTTGAAATCGTGTATCAGAAATAACAGTTTTTTCACCTTTGTATCTTCCAATAACAGAATCAACCCATATCCCATCATACATTTGACCACGCATAATTTCAGTACCAAATTGCTGTAATATTATTCTTGGTGTAACTTCTTTACCCATTTTTTCACTCCAAAATTTATCAGGTTGTTCTCGCCAATGTCTACTAGATTCAGTATTACCTTCTAACATTTCTCTGTCCCAATTAAACATTGAGCTAACTGCATCTTTTAAACTTTTTGCAAAACTATCTCTTTTATAACCATGTTTTATCACTAATCTATCTGCAACGGTATCCTTGCCAGAATTAATTGGTCCTACTAATCCTATTAACATTAAATGATTATACTATTTTATAATACGTTTTGCAATCTCTGTTTTTGCTTCAATAACAGCACCAAGAATTTGGTTTCGTAATGTTGGATTTTGTTTGGCTCGTTTGGAGTCAGACTCTAAACTTTTTACCAACTCTTTTAGTTCGGTATAAGATAAATCTTTATAACTTCGATAACGTTTATCGGGTGTAACTTCTACTTTTATCTTCGGCATAGTATCGGTATTTAAAATGAATTGATAATGAATTAACCTATAACAAAACTATGTGGTGTGCCACCTTCTGCGAAATTGTTAATTTCTTGGTCAAGTTTTTCCATATCAGCTAATCCGCCTTGTTTTAGATCAGCACCATTAAGTGATGTACCACCTTGTGGACCAGCAATAGTATTAAATTTACCTCTTGCTTCACCTAACATTACTTTGCATATTGCTAGTGTGTAATCTCTAATCCATGGTTTTGAATAGATGTCTTTAAAGAGTGTTATATCCGGTCTAAAGTTGTCAGTATGCATTAAAACACTTTCGTTATCTGCACGTGGTCTTTGTGTAATTGTAAGTTTTTTAGTTGCTACGTCAAAATGAAATTGAATAAAACTTCCAAATAGTTTTCCAATTAATTCTTGATAAGATGCAAAAGCATAGTAAGTTGCAAGACCTCCAGTTGCTCCCGCTCTTAACAAGTATGTGTTAGTATATGCAAGATTAAACGGTTCAAAAAGTGTTCCACCTTCGCCACCTTCTGTACGAGAGCCAACCGTTCTACGAAATAATTTTCTAACATTAATTACTTCGTCAGGTAAAATGTAAGTATTTTGATTTTCTTTAAGTACTAAAAAAGCATAAGATTCCTCAACTGCGTTTGAAGAACGCTGTCTATATCTATTAATTGCTCTTTCGAGTGCTATTTGGTAGTGTTTAGGGTCTAATTCAACGTCAATCATTCCCTCGCCGAGATTTGCTTTAACGTACTCAAATACTTCTTGTTGACCTGTTTGTAGTTCTGACATACTCATATTTATAGTTCTTTTACTATCTATAAATATAGGTATATGCCAAGATTGTCACTATATAAACCAGAAAAAGGAAATGATTATAAATTCTTTGATCGTACTATTAAAGAGATGTTTACGGTTGGAGGCACTGATTTACATTTCCACAAATATTTAGGACCATATGATCAAAGTGATGAGACTAAAGATGGTGCACCATCACCATCCCAACCACAACGTGCTCAGAGCAATATTAACGAAACTACTATACAAGACTTATTATTTTTAGAAAATAGAGATAGAAAATACTCATCAGATATCTATACGTTTCGTGGAATTTATAATGTGCAAGATATAGATTTTAATCTTTCACAATTTGGTATGTTTTTACAAAATGATACTATATTTTTAACTGTGCATATGAATGATGTTGTTGAAAGAATAGGTAGAAAACCAATGTCAGGTGATGTTATTGAATTTCCACACATGAAAGAAGATTTTTCGTTAGATGCATCTATTCCAATTGCATTAAAAAGATATTATGTAATAGAAGATGTAAACAGAGCGGCAGAAGGATTTTCACAAACTTGGTGGCCACATTTATTAAGATTAAAAATGAAAACGTTAGTAGATTCACAAGAATTTAGAGATATAATTGGTGATGCAACTAATACAGGTTCTCTTGCAAGTTACATGAGTACATATAATAAAGAAAAAGAAATTAGTGATCAAATAGTTGCACAAGCAGAAGCAGATTCACCTAAATCAGGATTTAATTTTAAACAATATTATGTTACACCAATTGATGAACGAGGAAATGTTAGAACCGATAATGTAAATTCAACAGAAAGAATCTCAGATAAACCAATAAATGCAGTAGTAGATACACCTGCAGGTTCACATTATGGTTTTTATGTGGGAGGTGATGGTGTTGCACCAAACGGACATCCAGCAGGATTTGGAACAGCATTTCCAGACAATTATGCCGATGGTGATTATTTTTTAAGAACAGACTTTTTACCAAATAGATTATTTCGTTTTGACGGAATCAGATGGGTTAAGATTGAAGATTCAGTTAGGTTAACTACAACAAATACAGATACTAGAGCTAATTGGAAAACTAAATTTGTTAATCAGTCAAGCTCAACTACAATAAATGGATTAACAGTAGAACAGCGGCAATCATTAACAGATGCATTAAAACCAAAGGCTGACAATTAATGTTACATTTTTACGACGGACAAATAAGAAAATTTATAACTCAATTTATTCGTATTTTGAGTAATTTTTCGGTGGAAACAGGAAGAGCTAAAGATGATACAGTTACTTTAAGAGCGGTACCGGTTGTATATGGAGATCCAACTAGACAAGTTGCAAATATTATTAGAAATAATTCTGAAAACGCATTACAATATGCACCAAGAATTGCTTGTTATGTAAGAGAATTAAATTATGAAAGAGATAGAATGCAAAATCCTTATCATATTCAAAAGCAACATTTAAAAGAACGAAATTATAACGAAGTTACAAAACAATATGATAACCAATTAGGTGCTGGTTATACAGTTGAAAAAGTAATGCCATCTCCTTTTAGATTAGAGGTGTCAGCAGATATTTGGACAACTAATACAGATCAAAAATTACAAATAATGGAACAAATATTATATCTTTTTAATCCAGATTTTGAAATACAAAAAACAGACAATTATATAGATTGGACTAGTTTAAGTTATGTTGAATTAACAAGCACAACGTTTAGTTCAAGAACAATTCCAATTGGCGCAGATACTGAAATTGATATTGCAACATTACAATTTTCTATTCCTATATGGTTATCTCCACCTGTTAAAGTATCAAAATTAGGTGTAATACAAAAAATTATTATGAGCGTTTATGACGATGATGGCGGAATTGTAAAAGGATTAATCGATGGTTCTATGATTTCAAAAAGTTATATAACACCAAACAATTATGGATTATTAGTTACTGGAAATCAATTAAGATTGTTAGGAAGTACAGGTACGAGTGTAACATCGGGCGGAGATGGATACTATTCAGGTGCTAATGCCCCAACAAATTTTGATCCATTTGAAACTTTTGGTCCTGCTGTTAACTGGAAAGTTTTGTTAGATCAATATGGTACGGTTACAAATGGTTTATCTCAAATAAGATTAACACTACCTACAGGAAGTGAAATAATTGGTACTATTGCAACTACAACACTAGACGATACAATATTATTGTTTAATATTGATACTGATACAATTCCTGCAAATACATTAACGTCGGTTTTAAAAATTATTAATCCTACAACATTTGCTCCACCCACTCCAGCAAACGGTGATAGATATTTAATTATAGATGAGATAGGTGACTCTACTGCAACAGTACAAAGTTCAACTTGGGGAACATTAATTGCTTCAGTAGGTGATATTATTGAATATAATACTTCTCAAAGCAAATGGTTAAAAGTTTTTGATTCATCAAATCCAGATTCAACGCAACATTATGTTACTAATGTAAACACCGGAATTCAATATCGTTTTAATGGTACGGAATGGGTAAAATCATATGAAGGAATTTATACTGCTGGTAAATGGTCTATTATAATAGATGGTGGCGGAAATACTGGTTATGATCCTAGTGCAGATGCAACAACTCCTTGATTAATTTAAGTTAAATTGTTATAATAAGTTATGGAAAAGAATATTATTTGTTCAGGTGCGTTATTCTATGCAACGTCAACTAAACGTTTTCTTTTATTACAAAGAACCGATTTTAAAACTAGGGGTATGTGGGGTTTAGTTGGTGGACGAGCACGTTATACTGAATCTGCATTTGAAGGTTTAAAAAGAGAAATTACAGAAGAAATTGGTCACCCACCTACATTTAAAAAAGTAATTCCATTAGAATTGTTTACATCAAATGATCAACAGTTTTATTTTAATACATATCTTATTGCAGTTGAAAATGAATTTGTAGCAAAATTAAATAAAGAGCATTCAGGATATTGTTGGTGTAATTTTGAGTGTTGGCCAAAAAATTTACACGCAGGGTTACGAAATACGCTCAATAATAAAGCAATTAAAGGTAAA